TATCGTAGGCATCGTAGGCATCCCGAAGCCTCAGCCCACGGCGATAAATTGGTTTAGTTCCCTCCCTACTAAACCCAAACTCCTCAAGCCTATGAGCAAACCATTTTGCCGAATAGCTACCAGTGCCGGCATCCTCCGACCACTGCTTGAAACTGTCATAAAGGTGCCTGGACTGCTCTCTGAAAGCAGGTCCAATGATGCACATTTCGGCCACAAATTGACCCACAACGTCCTCCGATTTGCGGTATTCAGCTGTTGCCGAGGTGACTATGGGGGGGCAATTCAGTGACTCTTTTTGCCACAGTAGACATCCTTCAAGCGCCCAGTTGAGGATACCAGACAGTTCCATTTTGAGCTTTTGATCGAGATTTCCATCCTTACGATCCTCAAATGAGACACTGAATGGAATGAGTCGGACACGTCTCCAGAGAGCAGGATCGTCACTCGCCCGCGGCCGGTGGTTGGTGACGAGAATCAGCTTGTGGGTCGGTTGAAATTCAATGGGGAGCTTGCCGTAAACTCCCCTGGCATTGACCCTATCCTGCCCTGTTATCTGCTTCAGGAGCGACTCATTCAGGCGCCGGCCGTGGCTAGTCTCGGTGCAGACCACCAGTCGCTTGCCCATCATCTGGAGTAGCCCTGGTTGGGCCTCGTCAGCTTTTCGGGCGTACTTGCTTTCGATCAGGAAGTCCGAATCGGCATGGAAGGCGAATTTCCCCAGAAGTTCTTCTAGGATGCCAATCAGGACGCTCTTGCCGTTGCATCCCGACCCGTAGAATATCGCAAACATTTGTTCTTTTGTGGCACCAGTAAGAAAATATCCTACAAGCCTGTGCAAATAATTGATAAGTTCCGAGTTGCCGTCGAATATCTCCTCGAGGAACTGATGGAACCGAGGCGCTTTGGCGATGTGATCGAATCTGATTGGGCTACGCTTGGTCAAACGATGGGAGGGGCTATGAGGTGAGAGTCGGCCCGTGGTGAGGTCGAGAACGCCATTTTCGACGGGAAGGGCAAAATGATTCTGGTCGAATTGGTGGATGGACGTGGCGATGGAGGATTCGGAGCGGGCCAGCTCGAGCATGTACCGAATTCCGTTGCGGGAATTGGACCGGACAGCGTGCTTGGCGAGGGCCTCTGAGCCGTTGCCGGCGAGGCGCTCCCACCATTGCCTGGCGGTAATTTTGCCGAGTTCCTGGACCTGCAGACCTTCCACGTCGGTCTCCCAAATACCCGTTTCGGGGGAGTAAACGTACCATGACTTCGCCTCCGGCACGAACGCAACGCGATTTACATGCTGGAGGGAAAATTCCTTGGCGTTGGTCAGATCATTCCAATGCTCTTCTTTGACAAGTTTGTTGTTTTTTTCTACAAGTCCGTTGTAAGATATTGCATTATCAATCATCTTAGCAAGCGCCTGAGCGCGATCTGTTTCCCGCTGAAGACGCTTGTCCAAGTCTTGGTCGAGCGGCGGGATAAACCGGACGCTACACCCTGCACTGGTGAGGGCTTTTCCGAGCTGGTGTTTCCATTTTTCGCCGTCGGCGTCTGGATCTGGCGCCAGAACGCAATCCCTGCCCGCCAACAGGCTCTGGAGGCTCTCGACGACGTGCAGGCCGGGCTTCGCCCCTGGTGTCGCTATGACTGCTTGCATGCCTGCAGAGAGGGCCGCGGCCGCGTCCGCCTCACCTTCGGTGATCAGGATTGTTTGATCGGAGGGAAACGGCCAGGGCGAGATGAAGCCGTTTTTATCCCCTTTGTTGCAGATGGCCTTCTTACCGTTCCGGAAAGGCGTGTTGTCGGATCGGCGCTTGCGCTGGCCTGTCTGTTTCCCCTGGGCACCGCGCATGGGAAAACTGACTTCCCGGTGTGCGGGGCTGGACGTGGCGCCCAGGGCGCGCAAAGCGGAGGCTTTCCATCCCCGGATGGAGGCCAGCTCATCAACCGGATCAAGATTTGAGAGGTAGGACTGTGCCGGTGCTGGTGGAGGTGCGGGCTTCCTGCCGATCGATCGGGCAATCTGCCGGACCTCGCCAGCGGGAAGGCCGCAGCGCTCAGGGCAATTAAGCAGGTGCGCCTCGATTTCCTCGGGGCTCATTCCCTTCTTGCGGAGTGCGCCGGCGATCCTGGTGAGTTCTACGTTGCGGCCTCCGGATTCCATTATGGGCTTCTTTTGCTGGGGCTGGGGCTGGTACTGGTACGGTGCTGAGAGCGGTGGCGGCGTGGCGGTGAGGGTTAGTCGGCCGCGTCTTCGAAGAGTTTCTCCTGAATTGGATTGGGTTGCTCCTGCTGGTGGAACAGGTCATTCTCCCTATCGTCCATCGCCTCGCTGATCCTTCTGACGGCGATCTCGAAATACTTGGGCTCTATTTCGATGCCCATGAAGGCGCGGCCGAGCTTGACGCAGGCGACGCCGGTGGTGCCGGAGCCCATGAAGGGGTCGAGGATGGTGCCCCCTGGTTCCGCCGCGATGCGGACGATTTGCAACATCGTATCAAGCGGTTTCGGGCATGGATGCTCGACACCATCTCCGAACATTCCTGCCACATTGCCTACATGGTAATCCCTATTCACCACGTCTAATGATGGCGAAGGCTTGCCGTTCTCCCAAAAAACTACCGGGTCCCAACTATGCCAGACACCGGTGGGCCTTATTTGCGCGAAGTTCTTGCATGCTGCGAAAATCCGCCATCCGGCCGGAAACCAGCTGTGGAATTGCCCACACTGAAGCATCGCTTGAAACACGAAGACCCGGCCTACCTGAATAATGTGCTGGCACTCAGACACAAGCACAGACATGAGTGCGGGGTAAGCAGATGGGTTGTCATCCCATGTGGCCCTGTCGAATCTAATACCGAATGGCGGATCAGTCACCACCGCGTCCACCGTCCCCGCCGGAATCTCCGGCAGAATCTCTAGGCAATCGCCCAGCCACAGCCGCACGTTGCCGCGTTGCCAGTCGGGTTCCCTCAAAATCACTTCGCCACCTCCGCCCTATTCCTCTGCATCCCCTCACACTTCGCCACGCGATATCCCAGCTTCCTGTACCCGCTGAACCGCGTCCAGCTCGCCCCCTCGCTGAAAGGATGCTGCCAATCGAAAAAGTCATAGATCAATGCACTCTCTTTTCCGTTGGAGGCGGTCAGGACGCGGGAGGAACGCTGCTCGATTCTTGCCGTCTGCCTGCGCTTGCCGTTTGTGTCTTCGGCCTTGGAGATACCTCTGCCGCCGCAGGCGTACACGAGGACATTGGCGCAGGGGACATCGAGCCCTTCATCGGCGAGGGATGTTGCAATGAGGCATTTCAAAATGCCGGCACGGAATTGCTCGATGAGGTCACTGCGCTTGCCCTCGCTGGCTTTCATCTTGGAATGCACCAGCTTGGCACCGTCGATCTTGCTGGCGATTGCGCGGCCCTGCTCGATACTGAACACCAGACAGAGGACTGAGTCCCCTTTCGCGGCATGATCTCGGCAGATTTCCGCCGCCAGGGTGTTCCGGTCCTCGTTTCCTGCGATGGCCAGCGACATCACCGCCTGCTGGGTGGCTCTCCTCAAGCATTCCTCCCTGATCTTGTCTTCGGGTTCGGGGTCGTAAAGCCTCTGACAAAGCCACTTCTTCTTCTGCCAGAGCCGCTCGACGGCTTCTGTTTCCGCCATGTGGTTTTCAACCGCCTCCACAAAAGCCCTTTCAGGGTTGGAGATTGTAAATCGCACCTCTGCTTCCACCCGATGCTCCCCCACCTCCTCGTGGGTGATTCGGCAGACGACAGGACCGATCAATTCTTCCACTGCAGGCCATTGTTCATCTTCGCGATGGTCGGTGGCGGTTGTGCCCCACTTATCCGCCCCTGTGCATGCTTGAATGATCTCTGTCCAGGAGGGGGCTGCGGCATGGTGGCACTCGTCGATGATGAGAATGTCCACATTCCGGAACAGGATGCCTGCGGTGCCAGCGGGGCAACGCACCCAGCACCGGAATTGATCGCGGTAAGGTTTGAGGATCTGCAATGCTGCTTTGGCTTGGTCGATCTGCTCGGTGGTATTGGCAATCCAGAGGATGTTGAGGCACCATCCGTGCTCCAATCGTTGGCGAATTGCCTCCGCCATGATGATCGTCTTTCCCGATCTGGCCGGTGCCACAACGATCCCCCTGCTGCAGGAGGTGAGCTTGGCAGCGGCCTTGACCTGGTAGGGGCGGAGGATCATGGCGGAGGTGTCCTTGTCTCGCTTGTTCGTGGTTCAGGCTGTTGCGACGGCCGCGGTGGACTTCTTGCTGCCAACGGGTTCTCTCAGCCCCTCCGCCACGTCGTCCCACACCTTCACCCTCACACCAAACTCCACCAGCAATTCAACCAAGCGATCCTGATTCTCCCTCCCCATTGCCACCGAGGCCGCTTGCACCAGGTGGCCCATGATGGCTCGCAACTCTGCGATTCGCTGATTCACGACATGGATCGTCGTCTCGGAAATCCTGAGCCGGAATTCCTCCTCGATCTCGCGCTCGTACTCAGCGAGAGGAGGTGTGTGAGGTCTTTCGGGTTCCTGAAATTCACTGCTTGGGGTTGAGAATGTTTTTCCATGATGTTCCAACGCTAGTTTTCTGATAGTGCCGCTCGACCTTCTTTCATGGTCGCGCTGGATGTCCTCCGGTGTGAGAGGCGGATTGTTCATCGTGGCGGGGGATAGGGTTTTCACCTTCTCCGTGGAAGCCTCATCGTGGCTTCTGCGGCGCGTGTCGGGTTGCATGCCGTGGCCGCCTGGTGGCAGGTATTGGTGGCTGCCGGAGGTGATAGCTGGTGGGAGGTGGGGATTCATTTCGCGTCCTCCTTCCCGGCTTCCGCCTCGCGCTCGGCGAGGGTCTGGATGCCGCCACGTCCATGCGTTTCAAAATCGGTGACTATTATGCTCTTCGCGATCTCGCCATACACGTCGATAACTTGCGGCGCGAACGAAGCGGCTAGACTGTGCATGGCGTCGTGGGCAGAATGAGTGCAAAAGACTGCTACGTCCGCCCGAAGCTGGCCGATCATCTCTTGCCCGGCGCCAAAAATATAGGTCACATTGGCGGGCTTATGCTCATAGAAGACCTTGACAAAGGCCGACATCCAGAACGGATTCGCCTCTATTACATAGACGTGCTTGGCAAGGTGCGAAAGGTGGAGCGCAAGCAAGCCAATCCCGCCGCCAACATCCACGATCGTCTTGCCTTTGATACGCTTGGCAAGATGCCTAGTGACAAGGTCGCCCGTTTCATCGTCAATCACAGTTAGGACCGCCGCTGATTCGATCCCATGCCTCTGGTCATAGCGCTCCATCATCCCTATCAGTTGCGGGTCATGCACCAAGTCGTAAACCTTTTCCAGGAGTTTCCCGACGCTCATGCCTTCTCTCCTTTCTTTTGGGCTTCGTACTCCGCCAGCGCCGCGCGGCCAGCGGGGGTGATCGTGATTGACACCTGACGATCATCAAGCAAACGGCGAATGATGAGCAAGCCCACGGTGTCCTTGCGCCTGCGCCCCTCCATCCCCGATTCGCTGTGCAGGAAAAACGAATGATCCCAATTGTCCCACTGAAGCCACTTATCGCCGTTCCTTAGCTCCGCCAGCACCCTCGCCTGCGCGTCACTGATTTTCATCGCGGGCCTCCGTGGGGGCGGTTGCGAACATGCAGCCCTGAACTTCAGGCGGCTTTTGCTGCACCACAATAATCGTGTCGTTGTGCGCACCGCCGTGGCAAAGCAGATGCGTTTCCAGCGTCTCATACTGCTTGCCCATGCCGGTCGAGTTCCACCCAAATGAAATGGTAATGCCGCCTGGTTTCAGGATGCGGTCAATAATTTTGCGGCAATCGCGATAGAGAACGGCGCTTTGTGTATCAGTCATACCTGTGCCACGGCCTACCTGCTGGTAGCATTCCGCAATCTGGCGCGGCGAATAGGGAGGATCAAAAAGCACGGCATCGGCCACGATTCCGTTCGACTCCATCAGCGCAAGAAACTCCCTAGCCTCCATGTGAAAGTGCGCCGCTGTCTCCGGGTTGAGATCGTTGCGATGCGTCCCCCATTGGGAATTGCGGGCGAACGGGTCCACGATCACGGCACAACCGTTGAGTACGCGAGCAAGCAACGCCTCGACCGGAGGCATGAGAAAGGTTTCCGAGTTTGGCATACACCAGGAGCGATGGATCACTTCCCGCCCTCCCCCCGCAGCGCGAAGGCCGCGTCGAAGGCGGCGAGATACTCCAGCGCCTCGCTGCGGTCATACCGTGCCTGTGCGATGCCATGCTCGATAGCCGCCTCCCGCCCGGTATGCGCCTGCTGCCAGAGTGCGTCCACCAGAGCACAGAGATATTCCTCCGTGACCTCGCGCGTGCCGGGGGCGGGCTCCGGCGCTGGCGCGGCGCCGATGTCGGAGAGAACCATCTTGGCGGTTTCAGCCCACACATCTTCGCAATCGTCACCACGGTCGATCGCCTCCTCGTGTACGTATTCTTTCCCGCGCCAAAAGCCGTAATCAATCAGGCGCGCTATCTGCGGCAGCGTCAGCGTGTAGTGCTCCATGTCAAAACTCCTTCTCTATCAATTTCACGCACCGATCATAATACTGTATGAGATAAGACATTGTCATATCATCAAGGTAAATAGTGTTAGTCGATCGAACACCGTTGCTCGTGGTCAGGACGATTCCGCCGCAGTTATCTGGTTCTACATAGACGCCATCTCCAAGGTATTGTTTTGTCTGTTTCACGTTTCCTCTCCTTTCTCGGCTTCGGCCTTGGCCTCCGCCAGCGCGCGGCGGGCGGCGTCCCTTTCATTGATTACCTGATCGAGCACTACCCTGACAGGATAGACGCGCACACCATCCACAGTCGAGCTGGCAAACAGCTCGTCCGTGAGATCACAGGGTAATGCGTCTTCGAAAATAATAGTCTCGCCCCTCCTCGCCTGCTCCTCCGCCAGCGCCTTGCGCGTCGCGGCGAGCCACCTGAGAGAACCTCGAACTGCCCATGCGCGTAAGCTCACGGCTTCCTCATACCACGATTGCTCGGTATCCGTCAGCCAATCTAAAACCTCTGCATCGGACCCGGTGGGCTCGACCTGCGGCAACTTCGGGGTGTCAGTCATTGTCGGCCTCGCTTCCCTTCTTCTCGGCCGCGCGCGCGGCCCAGGCCTTGTTGAAGGCGTCCGCGAAGGGCTCTCCGAACTTCCGATCTTCGGCAAAACCGATAAGCCCTTGCTGGATTGCGTTGTGGTTACTGGAGTCACGCCATGATGCTGCGTTGGCTGCGATTGCCAACTTGACGGCATACTCTCTCCGCTCCTCGCGCTCGCGCTCCAGCGCGGCCTCGGCGGCGGCCAGGCGCGACTCAAGGTCGGCGATGACTTCGTTGGCCTTGGCGACGGCGGAGTTGTAGCCCTCCGCCCACCAGCAGTCATGGTTGGTGGTTGCTGGCGCGTCGAACGTCGGAATGGGTGCCTTTGCGAGTTGCCGTGTCTCACTCATCGCCCACCTCCCCCGCGCCCGAGGACAGGGCGGTGCGGTCAGATTTTCCCACCTTTCTGATGGCATCTCGGACTTCCTGAGTCAGCCTATCCTGCTGATCCTCAAGCGCCTCAATGGACTTCTGCTGGATTTCAATGATGCTTATCATCTTGTATAATATACCGCGCACCGTCTCGTTCGGCACAGAATCCAGCGTCACCATCCGGCGTTTTGGAAAGATTCGCATCGCTCTTCTCCTTTCGCTTCGTTGTGCCCCGCCCCGGCGAGGCTATCCCCAGCGCCAGGGCGGGGTCGGCCACTTCAAGGACACTCCAACTTGTGAATTGAAGCCTGCCCATACGAGCCCGGCGGGACTGCCTACCGCAGCACGTCCACACAGATTCCCATTTTCTCCAGCAGGAGTCGGCGCTTGTTTTCCCATTCTCTCGTTGGCGCGGCGCCCTTCGTGTCAAAGAACCGTGCGACGAAACGTCCATCGTCCTGTGTTTCGAGGATTGGCATGTGATCTATCCGCATCCGCACCGGCTTGTCGCCGTCGATCAGAATCAGAGACACCTGGCGAAGCACTTTGCCATCAAATTCACTTTCTAGCCTGAGCTGATTCCTCCTCTCCGCCTTGGAATCGAACCACCTTCCGCGATCGTCTTGGCATCTTACGTTTCCGTATTTCGTTTCGACACGAGGAACGATAAGCATTGGCCCGACGCCCAACTCGACCGGCTGGCCTGATGAGTCGCAAACCCGCCGCCCAGCTTGCAGCGTTTTCCGCACGAGTTCTGAACTGATCTTGTTGGAACGTCGGGCCAAGACACGTCACCTCGCTCAAGGGAATTTCAGATCATCAGCCGGCATGTTTGGATCCTCGTATGCGTCTCCCGCATTCTGGGGGACTGTGGCGGCGGCACGCGGCGCGGCAGTTGGCGCCGGCCGATTGGCAGGCATTGCCGTTGGCTTCGGCATCGCGGCGCGAAACGTCGAGCCCCACTGGCTCTTGAGATTGCGCATCGTGTTGTCGTCGGCCTTCTGGACGCCCGCACCAGATGACGGCGCTCCATCGGACACAGGGCCGATGCTCTGCACACGCATGTTGGTCTGGCCGTTGTAGGTTTCCTTGATGCAGAATGCCTGCATCGGCTGGTCCATGAGCGCGTCCTGGCTGGAGTGATCCCAGTCCATCGTGTAGGTCGGGAACGTCTGGCGGATTTGCTCGAGCCGGAACTGGAGCGGAGCGCCCTTATTGTCGGCCAGGATGAAGTAAGCCGTGATCTCGGGCTGGAGCCCGCCATGCTCTTCTGCAGTGTCGTACCAGCCCTCGTGCTCTGGGAACCAGCGCGAGTGGAAGGCCATTCGCAAGACAAGCTGCGGCTTTCTATTCTTCTCCTGCAGCGCGGCATCCAGGATGACGCCTTGATAGTGTCCCTCGGTCTTGACCATCTCTCAGCTCTCCTTTGTGGTGTTGAAGATCGCCTGCCAGATGCGGGCGTCGGTTGGGGTGTCGAAATACATGGGGCCGGGCACGTCGCGGTTCTTCGCCATGCAGTAGGGCGATTCCGCCGTGTAGATCGTCCGGGTGGAATTGCCCCGGGCCTTGCCGTCCTTGACTGCGATGTCGTAAGCGATGAAGAACATCTGATCGCATTCTTCTTTGAGCTGGTAACGAATGCTGGTGTTCTTCGTGTGCTGCAACCGGGGTTCGTAGCGGTCGTAATTCTCGCCAAACGGATTCTTGATTTCCGTCAGGCACTCATGGGAAATCAGGATGACATTGCGCCCCGCTCGCGTGTGCGCGCGAAGATCCGGCAGGAGACGCATGAAAGTTTCGTACAGGTGAGTGTAACCCTTGCCGTAGCCATACCCCTCGATACTCGTGACAGGCCGGCCGTTCTCGCTGGGAACATTTTCCAAAGTCCAGGCCTTGGCGAGATCTTCCGCTCTGGTAATGGTGTCGATGACGATGGTCCCGACGTCCTCCCAGCAATCGGAGCGGAGTACCTCCCGAATATTTGTCCAGCCCTTGGCGAGATTCCCATCCTCCACGATCTGTTCGTAGGGGATGACTTTCGGCAGGTCGATCTTGTGCGCGCCTGGTTCCGTTTCGATGAAACATGGATTCGGCGCGAGGCCCGCGAGAGTTGACTTGCCGATTCCGCCCGGCCCATAGAGCACCACGAGTTCGGCGCGGTGGCGCTTACCGCTAAGAATTGTGAATTTCTTGCCGCTAGCTTGGCCAATCGTGTTGCTCGTTGTCTGCGGTGGCGGCGCCTGCATGGGAGCGGGCCGATTGGAAATCAGCGGCTGGGTCCGTGGCGGTGCGGTTGCGGTTGCAGTTGCGGTTGGGGGCGGCGGTTTCGGTGTCACAGTTCATCTCCTTCCGACAATTCAGGATGCACATCGTCAACAAACTCGAATCCCTCCGGTGCGGCTTCCGCCCGCGAGGGCTTGATGCCTTGGCAGCACAAATCGAAATACGGGCACTTGAACGGCGAGAGGCACGCCTGAGTGTTCCGCGGCCAGCGGTTGAAGTGCCGCGCCTGCTGAATCGTCTTCTGCGTGTCCCACAACTCTTGGCGGTACTCGTCCAGGTCGCTCTCGAGACGGGCGATCTCCATCCGCTGAAAGTAGAACTCCGGTCTGTTTTGAATGTCGTCGTGCAGGCGAGCGGCGTACTCCTCTGGCGACTCGACCCGTGTCACAAGCGACCACCCCTTGGCCTTGTCGGCCGACTGCCTCGAGGTGCCGTTCTGATTGAGAACGCGGGCGCCTGTTGTCTCCTCGATGACGATCTTGCAGCCCTCTTCATCTACTTCGGGGATCTGCCGCGGCTGAATCCCGGGCTTCCGGATCGCATCGTACAGCGTCGTTTCGACCGGGTAATTCTCCTCGTGGGCGGCAATGGTGTAGTGGCTCACTTGCTGATCCATCCGCAGGCGGCGCCAATAGTCCGAGTTGGGGTTGATGTCCTGTGACGTGGTTTTGTGCTCAACCAGGGCCATTCGGCCGTCTTGCAATTTCGCGATCTTGTCCACCTTGCCGGCAGCCTGCCACACCAGCGAAATGCCAGTGGTGCCAGGGTTCCGGATCTTGTGGCGGAAAGTAAATTCCGTTTGCACGAGTTCGAGCGGCTCCTCCTGATAAAACCAGCAGTAGCCATTGAGCAGTGTGGCGACGGTATAGGCTTCCACCATCCACTCGTGCTCGCTCAGATACTCTGGCTGAGCCGCGTCACGGTACATCTGGAGTACTGCACGGTAAATGTCTTCTGCCGGAACACCTTGCGCCCTCTGATCAAGCCCCCAATGAAACACTTTTCCAAATCGAAGGGGCCGCGTGGTGTCCTTGGGGCGGAGGCCCAGCTCGTAAGAATAGAAATGCTTGCGGGGGCAGGTGCGGAACGCCTGCATGCGGGAATGAGTGAGGAGATTGGAGAGCGAGGCAGTCGTGGCGGCTTCGGCGGTCATGTCTCGGACACCTCGGGCGCGGGGATGCGGTTGCCGTCGGCGTCGTAGTAGTAGGATTGTTTCTGCGAAGCAATCTCGCGGATTTCTTTCTCGGCCTGCCGCAAAGTCAGCGTTGTGCAAACCAGCCCATCCTCTTGCAGGTCTTTCGCGGCCCAAGTATTCTTTCCAACATATGCGATCTTGTACCGCGCCACCGGCTTCTGAACCGTTGCATTTTCTGCAACAGTTGGCGCCTCGCGCTCCTCCTCCTCCTCATCTAGTGCCGCCGCAGCGCGCGACTCGATCGCGGCGAGCACTCCATCTATGATCAGCCGTTCGGTTTTCATCGGCCAACACGGCCATTCTTCCAATCCGCGTTGCATGCGCCAAGCATCAAGCGCCAATAGCGCCTTCCTCATCTGCTCAAACTGCTCGTCGCGAGTCATGTTCTCACTCCTCTATTATCAAGTGGATTCACCTCTGCCCATCGGTTTACATTGATGGGAGCGCGCAGGCTCTCCCATTCCTTGAGTTCTTCGGTTGTTGGGGGCTCCCATTTTATCGACATATCGGCAATGATCGGAGCAATCTCAGCGTCATTCTCCACCTCGGCGCGCTGGAGACACACGTCCGGCGGAGTATCGACCACCACAAAAAGCCTATCCCACATGGGGTTGGCCCAACGATCACGCCGCTTTTGTGTTCCATTTGTCGCATCAAGGATCACCGTCCTGTGATGAGCCAAGAAGAGCGCCTTGACCATGTATTCGGCTATTGCCCACACTATCGGCTCGGCATCGGGGACAAACCTTTGCCCATGTAATGCGAGACGGATGGCGTCTGGGCAGACAATGGGGTAGCCCTTTTGCAAAGCCCACGTCGTTTTTCCCGACCTCGGCAAACCGCACATCATTATCAGGATGCCTTTGTACGGCGGCTCTGGCATCGCCTCAAACTGCTCGTCGCGAGTCATGTCAGAATCCTTTCGCCTTCCGAAATTTCTTCTTCAACCGTGCCACAACGCTTGCCGCGGCAAAAATTCCAAACGCCCAGCTGAACAACGATCCTGGATCAATCATGTCAGCAAACCTCCGAATCGAAATTGGGGACGGACTTGCGCTCCCCCGCCGGCACCAGCACGCGATAACGTGAGCGGCATGAGGAGACCGTGCGCCCCCCCAACCGCTGGGAGATGACCTCCCAGTTGAGTCCCTCATCGACCATCGCGAGAAGGCGGTCATCCTCGTAGCTGCTCCAACTGCGGTTGAGTCCTCTCGAAATCATGGTGGCGGCCTTCTGGGGAGAGTTGCCGGTTCCGGGGCTTCCCCTGCACCGGCGGGCAGGGCAGGGTGGATGGTTCCGAGCGAAATCGCTCTGGTTAGCGAGCGCCCGGTACGCTGTCGGATTGACTGTCGGCGAGTCCCTCGGCGGACCAGATCGCCTCGACCTGGGCGCGGAGGACAGCGTCCTTGGCCATCAGCCGTTGGAGAGCGCCGATGATGCGCCCCAGCGTGTGCAGGTACGGATTCCCCTCGCGAGAGATCGCCCGACGGATGGTCGCCAAGCTGACGGAGTGTTTAGGCTGCTCCGCCGTCTCCTCGGCGATCCGATGGTCCAGCCCGCGGACCCGAAGGCAGGCGGCTATGACACGCTCCAGATCCCGGTTGATGGGCGATTCCGGGTTGACATCGTTCCCCCCGAAATCGGAAGAAGTTGAGTTTTTTGTCAAATGTGCATTATCTACACTGCTCACTTTGCATCCCGCCCTTGCTGGATTCTCGCCTGATTTCCACAGGCGATGATCAGATTCCCTACACGGGGCCTTTTCACCGGCGCAAGAAAAAAGTGACAGCTCTGAGCAAAAAAGAAACAGGCTTGTGTAAGCCCTGTGAAAAGCCTGTGGATAACCTGTGTAGAATTCGCATACACGCGACAGTGGCAAAGTGCGCCATGCCAACACTTTGTGCCTTGCTTTTTCTCCTCGCTTGCGGTGCCAGAATGTTGCCGGTGAAGGCGATCGGCGCCATGCTTTTCGATCCGGAGAAAGAGCCTATGACACGCGAAAGTGGACCTTCCACCGCCCTGGTGCTCGCCGCCGTCGAGCATGTGCTCATCTCGCGGCGGGCCTCCCTATGGTCGCTTCAGGTCCAGTTTCGCCTCGACCTCGGCACGGCCGGCCGGGTGATGGACAGGCTCGAGTACCTCGGCATCATCGGGCCGTTCCTGCGATCCGATGCGCGCCAGGTGCTTGTACCCGAGGCGGACGCACTGGAGATCCTACTGCAGATTGGTCGCTGGCGGGCGGCACGGGAAAAAAATGCGACGGCACACGCCAATTTGGATATTTTCACGATTCGGGCTAGTTTGTAACTCCAACAATATCAATGATCCATGATACACATGACCAGCTGGCCAGGCACGCTATTCCCACAGCACCTGCCAAGTCCAGTAGTATCAATGCTGTACCATATTTGCCTCAGGCTAATCTCAAGGTATAATCAGTCGCCTGGCGTCGAGATCGGCCAACCTAGGGCATCCTACGCGGTTTTTTAGGAGGCGCCAGAGTCCGAATTATTCGGAATCCTAAGCAAAGGAGCTGGCGGGCTATGACAAAAGAAATTGGCGCCAGCCGTCGATTTCTCTTGCATCCCGGCGGGGGTGTGGTAGGCTGTAACCAGATTCGAGGGCATGGCCCTCAGACCCAAATAGGAGACAGACCGATGACCTACACCGCTGCCGATGCCGTGGAAATCGCCGAGACCAGCGGAGTGTTCGATCCCGATGTTGATTGTGCCCGCCTAAGCCGCGCCCCGGCGCAACCCCTGACGGAAAGGAGCAGAGCAATGGCTACCAAAACCGCAGCAACCGAGCCTGGCATTCGCGCAATTGTATGCCCGCGCGGATTTGCAAACGAGTACAGCGAGTACCTGCTGCGCATCAGCGATGATGCACACATGGCGCAGCTCCAGAGCTGGCGCGAGCGCGATGCAAGCGATCCGGATTTTACTCTGCGCGAGGAGGCGATCAACCGCTCGCTAGCCCGCGACAATCAGGATGCCATGATAGAGCAGGCTTGCCACTGGCAGGAGTTTGAGAATGCTGATGATATGGCCGCGATGGCCGCCAATGCGCGCAAGCATCTCCCCGCCTGACGCATCGCCTCGTGGGGCGGGTTGGCGCTCGCCCCTCGCACGATGGGCCAGACTGATAACCGCGCTCGGCGCAACCACTGACCGGAAACGAGCAGACCGATGAACGCATATACCGAAACGCACCCCCGGCGCTACACCGTGGACGAGATCATAGCGGCCAAGCCATGCGGCAAGTACACCCCATCCCGCGTTGGCGAGATCGTGGGCGACGGGCTGACCGCCCGAGAGATCGCCGCGCTGGACAACCTGCCCGACGCGGACCGCCTGTGGTGCTTGATCCATGTGTGTATGGACGACCGCCAGCGGCGGTATTTTGCCTGCGACTGCGCAGAGCGGGCGCTAGCGCTACTGGACAATCCCGACCCGCGCAGCGTGGAGGCGGTTGCTGTGACACGGCGCTTTGCTGACGGGCTGGCGACTGATGAGGAGTTGAACGCCGCACGGGCCGCCGCACATGCCGCCGTACGGGACGCCGCACGGGACGCCGCACGGGACGCCGCACGGGACGCCGCATGGGTCGCCGCACGGGCCGCCGCACGGGCCGCCGCACGGGCCGCCGCACGGGCCGCCGCACGGGACGCCGCACGGGACGCCGCATGGGTCGCCGCATGGGACGCCGCACGGGACGCCGCATGGGACGCCGTACGGGACGCCGCACAGGACGCCGCATGGGACGCCGCGAGAGAGTGGCAACTCGGCCGCGCCGCCGAGATCATCGAGACCGCCGAGGCCGGGAAGGAGGACGCGAAATGAGCGAGCAACAATACGCCAATCTACATCCCATAATTGCGGCAATGGTCGCAGGCAAGACGGTCAGAGATCGCGCGGAAGTTTTCCCGCGCCGCCTGCCGAAACCAGGCGCGACCGTGACAAGCTATGCCACGGTTCGCGTGCAGCTGAAAGATCGCCCTGGTGCGCGTGTGCGCGAGGTTTTTACATTTGTGACTCTGTCAAATCTTTGGGTGGTTTTGCCTGGCGGAAGGGTCGAAGCGCGAGTGGACCCGCGCACACCGGAGGGCCGCGAAGTACTCGATAGGTACAGGATTGTGGACTGACTGCGCTCGGCGCAACCCCTGACCGGAAACGACGGAAACGACAGAAACGACAGAAACGACATGCCCACTCCCATGATCCCACTCTCTCAGCTCGCCCGCCAATCCGGCGTCTCACTCCGCTCCCTGCAGCGCCGATGCGCACGAGGGCAGATCCCGAATGCTATCAAGCAGGGGCGGGACTGGTTTGTGCCCGCGGGCACGAAGGTCAAGCCACTAAAGCGGGGGCGGCCATCTCTTTCACAAGGACACGCCAATGCAATCTGAATGGAAAGAATTATGTCCATATCCAGAGGGATCATCTGAGCGGTTGGATTTTTCCCTGGCACCGCCACATCTGCAAAAGGCCGCAATCGACTATTACCGGTATCTAACTTATATCGATGGAATAGGCAGAATTACCTTCTCTGAGGCCGAATTCCTCGGCCACGGTTGGATACGATTGAATGGCATCGATGAAGATGATCAAGAGCCACCATTCCCCCTTGCGAAATGGGGAGGATTGGGTCGAGGAATCGATGCCAGAATAGATTCGATCAAATGGATAATCGACGCAGATTCCTGAGTCATGCAATAGCCGCCGGCGGCGGCACCACCCCCAGCACCAACCGATCCACCACCGACCCAACCCGATACCGTACCTGCACGCTCACTATCGTCAGGTCATCGAATTCAATGCGCGATCCAGAGGCGGTCCCCTGAATACCTCGCACCGTAGTCCAGAATGGTCCCGGCGTTGCTGTGCCAGCTAGGTGGTACGTGTCGGCGTCCGGATCAAAAACCTCCGTCCGGATCTGCGCCGTTGTAACCGGCAGCAATCCGTCCAGATATGCTGTCAGAGCATTCTCATTCGCCCCAAGCACAATTTCTCCAGGTGCCGGCCACAGTTGAAAATCCCGATACAGCCCCCTCCTGGCATCGGGATGATTGATCAGTGTTTGAATGGCCGGTGTGATGTCCACCAGAGATGCCGTCCCGCTCTCCGCAGCGGAGCCGCCAATAGATAATCCCTGCCCAAAAACTTTCCAATCGTCCGCCCCAAACTCCGCCCACGTCTGCGGCCTGGGCAGGTACACTGGTGAGCTGTCCAGCCGCTTTCCCACTAGCACAAATCCCACGTTGCCGCCGACAACTGGCGACGCCGAGTTGAACACCTGAAAATGATTGCCAGACGTGCCGCCAGTGAACTGCCATTCCTCATGCCACGCAAGAACACCGTTGACGTGATGCTCGATGTACGAGTGCCTGACTAGCGGGTTGGGATCCTCGTCCGGGAAAATCCGCAGATCAAAGTATGTGAAGTTCCATTGCCAACTCTTCAGGTTCTCAAAGATAACCTCCGCCTTTGCCTCAACGATCTCCGCACCGTCGGGGATTCTGGCCAGCAATCCGCGAATGTCGAGCGACACGCCGCGGAACTGATATGCAGCTTCAACTAGTATGTCAATTCCCTCCGTGATGTTGCCGCCCGCCACCCCGACGATCTGCTCGTAGGCACCCGCCCGGTTGACGCCTGAACCGTCCCCAATCCCACGATCCGGTCGGTGCCTCAACCGGTAAGACTCAGCGCCTTCAGCACTTTTTTCGAGGATTCCCCCGCCAGCGCAGGAAATAATCCCATCCAGGGTATCGCTGGTAAAAATCAATCCGTCGGCTTCACCCTTTGCGTCGACGATTGTGTGTGAACCAGTCTCGAAATGATGATAGGGAAATGTTCCGCCGCCAGCGATTAGTTCATCCGTTTCTGTACTCCATTGCCCCTTCAGGCTTCCCCACCCTGCACTCGTCGCGCCGAGATACTGAAATCCTCCCGGCGGTGCAGGATACGTCACACAGGCATAATCGAGCCCAACCGGAATGATCGTCGTGTCGCCGGAAAGAGTGTCGCCAGCCGCGCCCAATTGAATCGTCGTCCAGCCCTGATCCCAACTCTCCACCACGCCGATCATCTTGTTGAGCAACCATTCCGGATGGTCATTCCTCAATGTTCTGAACGGACCAACGATTCGGATGCAAAGCGTGCCACCCGACAAGGCGGGCAGAAGAGTATCGTCCACGAAAGATTTCTTGATCCAGAGCTTCCGTTCCTCCGGTATAAACACGTACTCACCAGAGGAAATCGTTGTCCAGTCGTGCCCCTCGCCTAGCTCGCGAGAATCCCACTGTACTGTAAAAGAATCTCTGGGATCGCCACCCGCATCGTTCCGAATCGCAAACTCGACGCCTGGCGTGGTAGGTAATGTGTCCTGTGAATCTACCACGATCAACTCATCATGCCAATTCGCGACATTCTCATTCACATTCGAGGTTGCAACACCTGAACCGACTTCAGTTTCCGTCCCCCAATTCACCTGCCCAACCGCACGCGGCGGCCTTCCCGGCGGAGTCGAATCACTAGTGGGAAGCTCATGCGCCACCTGAATCACATCGCCGCTGCTTTCCGCATAGAACGTGAACTGCCACACGCCCCCCGTGAATGTTGACTGATAATGATCCCGTGCCGGCGTAGCACTAGATGTCATCGCCTCGCCTGTCGTCAAATTCTCGACTGACACAATTGCCGTCGCCAGCGAGGTGACCACCCACGTCGATTCCAATTCATCGGCCACTACCTGAGTGATCCCCCACGCAAGGGAAGTCTCCGCGCCCAGGCGTGTCAACCGCCAGTCATGCACTGGCGTTGCGGCGGGCTGCTTCCATTTCACTCGATCAACAGTTGTAATTCCCAACTGCCACGGCTGGCTGGCCGTTCCGATTACAATGGCAGGCTCGACAACCCACGACTCTCCACTGTCCTGCCGATGGCTGATCACCACATCGGTTCCCGCCCGCTGCACTCGCACCTGAAACGGATAATCATAACTCGCCGCCGTCACGCTCACCGGCTGGATTGTTCCATTAGTGTTCGGGCGCCACCATCCGCCGCTCAGGTCTGCTTGTCCTGTCGTCACATTGCGCGCCCATTCCAAAGCCACCACGCGCGAACCTCTAGCCGGCGTTTCGCGCCACTCCACACCGCCAGAGCCGCCTTGCACATCGACGATATGATCTCCGTCCCCCAATTCACCCGACAGAGCCGAGACCAATGTATCGAATGATTCAGAGTATCCTGCACCTCCCTCCGGCGCTTCAAGCACCAGCGGCACGCCGAAGTTCGCCCCGATCGACAGCGTCTTCCCCTCCGTGGTGAATCGTTCGTAGTACGTCAGCCAGAATTTGTCGTAAGGTCCAGAGGCGATGTCTTCGCTGGCGAGCCGAACCCGCCAGAAATCAGTGTCGAAGTGGAAGCGCGGGCTAGCCCCCATGCTCCCCCAATCGGCATCATCAGGGTAAAATACAGGACCATCTGCATCGAAGATTTTTCGCTCCGCCAGCACAAGCGAACCGGCCCCCGCTTGGTAGGCGCCTCCTACGTCGCCCATCAGTGTGTCGGCCGTGTCAAACACTAATTCAGCCGTGTCGTCCGTTGGCGACAAGATGATTCCGCCAGCCACCGCCGCAGACCAAACATGCCCAGCGTCTCCTGTCGGGGTGAAATCTACATTGCTAGGCGCAATGGCATAGGGTTTCGCCTCGTCGATGAACCAACCCCGTTCCACGCCAGCAACATCCTGCCAGATCATCATGCCTGGCAGCGCGCGATCCCCCGCATCCGGTCCCGCCAGCGCACGATCATTCGCGTGGCTGATTCCTCGTTCCGGTTCGGCAGTCGCGCAAACGTTCCCGCCGCCCTTCCATTCGTACTCAACCTCAATGGTTGTGCCGACGACTTCCGGATCCGGATCAAATGTGAAGCTGGACTTCTGATTTCCACGCTCGCACTTGATCTGCTTCAGCCCGCCGCCCAGGTCCGTCACCAAAACGATCTTCGCGGTCGTCCTCGTGTCCGACGAAGGTTCCCATGCCTTTGGCTTGCCGGTCCCTTCGAAATACAAGCTGTACTCTACCCCACCGATGTCCGCCGGCGGATTCAGGATCGTGCCCTGCATCACGAAATCGTTCTGTGCCATCAGAGAAGTGCCGCCTTATCCCTCGCAGAATTCGCCAGTGTTGTGTTTTCCGTCGTCATGTCAAGCGTCACCCTCGTCACTTGCTGTTCCTCCCTTCTTTCCGATCTCCTGCTCCACCAGCTTCCCGAATGCCCGTAGCTGTAAAGGTGCAATCTCCCCAAAGGCATCAATCCGAATTTCTCGATTGCAGGCCTGACTCCCGGATCATTCTTGACCGTCTCCCAGCCTGACACCTTCGCTGGGAAGAATCCGTTTTCCCTCACGGTTCCAGCCTCCCAGTGATTGTCTGCATCCGTCGTGTACGGTTCCGCGGCCACCCACCCGTGCACGATCAATTGGTGATCTCCATCATCATCGGTCCATGTCACCCGCTGGCCCATTGACGGCAGGTGCATCGGGTCTCTGGTGGCGTAGAATCCCCCCGGCGTTTGAATCGCGAATGCGCCGAAGATGGACACCAGCGAAGGGTTGCCAACGCGGATGATCCGGAAGTTCGGCGTCGACGATTCGCCTGCAATTTGCTGTTCCAGAACGAGGTCCATCGACGTAAACCACTTGCTCCACGCCGTTCCGTCCTGCGGGTTCTCGATGCCCATTCCTGCCGGTTCACCGTATCCGGGAAAGCCGAACTTGTCTCCATCCGTTTCCCAGCAGAGATTCCGGTATCTGCCTTCCTTGAATGCTGTGCACTCGACATTCATACATCGCCGCGACTGATCGCTTCTAGTACCAAGTTCTCCATGCACATAGCTCCCTGACCAATCCTTCTGGTCGCTCCAGCAATGCCCATAGAAGGGCCGCTTCAGGATGTCTTCTGATCTTGCCAAGCACCAATATGTTACTTCGATTCGGTCAGTCGCTTCATCGGAGAGGATGTCTGTCACCAGCAAATCCGCCACGTTGTTTTCTGTGCGGATACGCTCCAAGATTTGACTATTTGACCATCCTACACCCGCTCCCCCACCTGATGGAAAAGTCACAACCGACATTTCTGATTCACCCAGTCCCATCCCCGGATACAGGACAATCGTCGTGCCATCAGCCGAATTGCGAAACTCCCAACGCCCCTCCACCGTTAGTGTCGTCTCTCCAAATTTCAGCACCGCCGTCCGCTTCGTCCACTGGCGGTAATGCTGCGGCTGCCAGTTCGGCCAGCCAGGCGGAAAGAACCAGTACCAGTAGATGGTGCAATAGTATTTCCCATCAGCCGGAGGATACGCTCTATCAATGGGCTGCATCGCGTTCGCGACGTTCTCCCAGCACTCCACGAAGAACTCGACATCGTCAAGTTCCGTCCCCTCCCTTCCGTAATACGGCGTTGTGCTGGTGGGCGGAATCACTTTCAGGATTCGCGGCGTCAGCTTTTCAAACAGCACACTCGGCGGATTGAACTCGACCAACCCGCCAGCAGGAAGTGCGCATGCCTGCGGCAATTGCGAAAAACGAGGCTCCCCTGGGGCGGGCCAGTTCGGGTTCAGAATTGATTCACCTTGCTCAATCCTGATAGGATTCCGTCCCCTGAGTGTCAGCGTCTTCCCGCTGGCGTTTACGATCTCATACCCTACTGCCTGGGCGATGTTCGCCCCAGCCTCACCCGCATTGAATGCTGAATTTTTCAGGATGCCATTCTGGCAGAACGCCAGCGAATCCAGAGCACTCCACACACGCTGCACCGTATCGATGTTGACACGCTGCCGCTCCTGCAGCATGTCCCACCACGGGCGATGAATCGACGCGAGCTGCACGCCGATCCACTCGCAAATACGATGCGACTCCTGCTTGTCGCAGGTCTTGCATCCATCCGCGTAATCGAGGATCTCCGGCCAACCCATCACCGGGAAATTATGTAGGCGCTCTCCTTCGCTTGTTCGATCGGGAACGCCCTCCCTGAGTCTGCTCGCGAGTGGTGCCCATGCCATTTCCTAGCCCGCCACGAAACCGAAAAGTTGGGTGGCGATCGCGAACTCCGAAACAGTACTCGTGCCGCCTCCCCCGCCACTGCCACCCGTCGCCCAACGCACCGGCACCTGCCCCATCGCGCGCATCGTCTCCTCGCGAACCGCCTTCGAGATTCCGCTTCCAAGCCCCCCGGGATCTCCACCGCCCCCAGCGGCCGACATCCCACGGAACAGACCCGCCATGCTCTGGAAATCAATCTCGGAATACGCCGTCTGGATCGACGTGACGCCCCCAATATAATCGACCGCTCGCTCAGTGATAACCGTCCCGATCAGTTGCCGCTGCACAGTGCGAGACAATCTTCTAACCATCACACCAGGCGCCGGCAGTCCGCCAATCGACATCTGACGCACACGCACCAATGCGCGCGCCCTGGAATGCCATGCCTCCGCAAGGGCCGCCACCGCACGAAGCCACGCCCGATCATCCCTTGTGATCATCCCTTGCGATTCCTGCACGCGCACCAGTGTTCCATCCTCGCGCACCCCCACGACTGTTCCCGGTGCAACCCACCACAACTCGGCATTCTCGATCTCGATCACGAGGCCCTCGCTATCCTCCCCCGGCACGCCAGTCCCCGGAATTCGCCTCATGACATCAATATGCCTGTTAGTTTCCATCTGCACCGTGGCGATCATCTTTCGCCAATTCGACACGGGGCTGGCCACCGTGGGATTGGCATTCGTGCCCGGAATGAAATCAGCAGAGGCAATCAAGTGCGCCGGCGTCGCCGTAATCCATAGCGCCGCTTCCGTGTCGTCCGGCCGGACCTGCACGCTCGCCCAGCTCGAATGCCCCGGGCGACTCCCCTCATAATATCGCTGGATGATCCGGTTTCCCTCCTCGGCAGAACCGAGAAGGAACACAAGCGGAGGCATCACCTCGTCCACCGCATCGGGTTCTGCACCCGCGCCGTAGTCAATTCCCTTGAAGAGGCCGCAATGCCTCTCAATTCGTCGCCACCGCGGCACCTTCGGCTGACTTGTACTCGTTAGGAGGTTGCCTTCAACGTCGATTTCCGGAAGCAACTTGACAGATGGCAGTTCCACGTCGCGCGTCGCCGGAAGAACGGTCGAAAATTCCCAATCCGTGTAGGGCTCCTGAAACGTCCGCGCGTCCAGCTCCCAATCGAAATCATCCGGGATCTTGAATCGTTGGTAGACTTGCGCGAACTCCTGGCGCGTTGTGCGGATGACATCCGACACCGCCCCCTGAGAGATCACCGATGCAGCAGAGTACCCGAGAATGTTCGTCCCCGCATCCTTGTATTCCGTTTCGCGCTGGCTGCTCCACCCCGCCTCAAGCGTGTCGTCAACTTCGGTCAGCGAAAATGTCACTTTCAGCGGCGCGCCACGCACGATCACGAGCCCCACCTGCGGCAACCCGTCCACCTGCACCTGCGCGTCCTCGAGCAGCGAACCCGTCTCGACATCCAGATCCACCTGCCGCTCGTTCGCTTTCAGATTGAACCCCTCCGCCACGAAAGAAATATCGCTCGTGCTGAACAACCTGACGCGCACCGTGCTTCCCACGCCGTACCACTCACACCGAACGCCCATGCCTCGCCGGCGATCGATCAGCGCCTGCACAACCTGCCATGCACTTTTGCCTTGGGTGTCCAGCACTGGATGCCAATTCGCCAACGTCTCCAGATCGCCGGTCAACTCCCATGTAAATCCGCCCGGGATGGGCGCGCGCGCGAGAACATACTCCAGCATCTGAATTGCGTTCCACCTCTCCCCCCCGCGAACGAAGACGTAGCTCGAACCAACCTTACTGTCAGATCGATTTCCAACAACTACGCCTCCGCTGGAGTAGACGTTGAACCTCGGCGACATGTTGATCCGTCGCGCTGTCGCCTCATCTTCCCACCATGAGCTGGCGAGCGGCGCACGGTCCAGGTTGAATTCCGGCCCCAACGCCACCAGCACCTGCGTACCGCTGGGGGCGACATCTCGCCCCATTGGCGCGTACTCCTCAGCCCGCAGAACGCCGGCCCACTGAGTGATGGCACCGCTCCCCACTTCCGCCGTCCGGATGCGGACGCGCCAATCCTTCAGCGCGCTCGGTCTCTCGATGACAAACGCCCCGCGATCCGCCCGCTTGAGCATCCCGTAATCAAATCGGACTCGTGCGTTTGAGTACCCCGGCGCTACCGCATCGACATGGCTCAGAGGGACTAGGTAAGGAGCGATCCGCCAGGAAGTCGCCCCCGGCGGCGCGACCTCGCACCACCGCCGTGTGACAGGCTCGATTCGTCTAGTGCGCTTGCCGACTGTGATCGTGGCCACATCCTACTCCCTGTAAGCCGTCACGCTCGTTTCCCAAATTCTCGCGGTGCCCGCAGCCAGCTCATTGCCCGGCACGTCCACCGTCACGCTCGAAACCGGCCCATCCGTCTCCGATGCGTCATCCTCCACGCGCCTGGCCCAGCACTCGATCAGCACCTCGCCCGTCTGGCTGGGCAATGCCGTGTCGTCGAGCATGATCAGCGTCACCGCCAGTTTCGCCATGCCGTCCGACCAGTCCATCGCGATCGTGGTCGGTCCCTGCACGTCATCTGGCGTCGCAAACTGCGTCGAGCGCAGCACAAAATGCGTCGGCCGTTCCCCGCTGGTGGGCTCGCCCGCGAACGCCTCCACCAGCACGTTCCATCCGCTGACGCTGGCCCGCAGCTCGAGCAACGCCTCTGGCGGCACAGGGCCGGACGCCCCCGAATCGATCACGATCCTCTCACTCTCCGTGTTTTCCGAAACGACGTTGTAGCCGTTTCTCTGGCGGACAACCACTCGCCAGTCTCCATCGGCCAGAGACACGACAATCGGAAACGAGGTGTCGGCCGCCACGAGGTCTCCCGATGGCACCGCCGGCACAGTTCCGCTCTCGGGGAAAGTCGGCTCGATGCCATCCGCGGCGTACACCTCAAACCTGCGGAGCGCATCGTTCTCGACCCCACGATTCCGGCCACGGAACTGTAACTGGTACGGCTGCACAAAGCCGCCAGCACCCCGCGCCTCCAGATGGAAGGGGTCGCGCACGTCCTGCCCATCGACGAATGTCCCCCCCACCAGCGCAATCAATCTTCCTGCTCCTCCGTTTCACAAGATGTTTCACGGGAAACAACTTGTTCATTTTTTTTACAAGTTCCCGCCTGCCTCACTGCTTTCAGCGCTTTGCAAATCGGTTGCTCCATTGCCTCCAGCGCCTCCTCTATCAATCTGGCCGCGTGCCGCGGATTCTCGCCCGTCCCGTGCCGAGTGGGCATATTGGGTTGACTGACGCGCCATAGGTGCAATCCATGGTAGGGCCCTGCAATCAGCAAGTCTAGCCCGTTGGCGGGGTCCTGGTACTCGAACACGATCATAGTTCCCTCGCTCCGTTGATCTGGCCCACTGCCTTGCGCGCGACTTCTACCAGCGGCCCGGCCGCGGCCTGCACCTCGGCAAGCCCAGCGAGAAATTCCGCGAGGTCAACCTCCAACCACTCCTGCACCGCTGCGGCCGCAAGGTCTGCCTGATCTTTCTCGGCTGGCGTGCCCTCCGCAACGCGCAGATAGTAGTCAAGCTTCTGACTCTGCTCGATCTTGATCCTGAGCGCTTGGGCTCTGGACTCGATTTGCAAGAGCAACTCGGTTGCTTGGTTGGCCGCGAGGGCCGCTTGTCTCCACTCGGGTGTGAGTGCCATCTCAATTCACCTCCTGGATAAATGGCATGAGGTCCGCCAGAATCGCCGGCGACGTGTCCTGCTGTAAACTCTCCACCTCGTGCGCCGTCACAAGGTATCCTTCCCACGGCACATCTTGGTCGAGCAAGGCCGCGACTTCCTCGTTTGCCGCTATCACTTGCTCGGGCGGCACCTTGCCGTCGATAGTATGGCTCTTGATCACGGCGTCGCGCGCCGTCTCGAAATCCTCGACGTGCCCGCGGATTTCTCTGACGCGTCGCGCAATCTCCAGCGCCCGCTTTGCGGGAAACTTCAGCCCCGCAAACTCCTTCGCGGCGCCCCACGCATTTACCATGTCTCGCATCTTCATTGCTGTCTGCTCCTTCTGGGGGTGAGTGCCATCAGAGTCTCCTTGTCATGATGAATCTTCAATCAGGCCGTGTCCGCCGGTCGCACGCATTCGCGCGAGAATCGCATTTATCGCCGTTGCATTGTCCTCCGCATTTGCACTTTCCTCAGTTGGTACATCTAGAATCATCGCGCCCTGCGCACCGACAACCTGCGTGCCGTTGACCTTGTAGACCTTGCCGCTGGCGACATCAACGTTGCTGACGAAATCGGCATCGCCGGACGGATTAATGACCAAAGCATCCACGAAACTACCGCCACTCAGAGTCCGTATGGTCCGCTTGGCTGTTTCGCTTCCCGACGTTCGACTGACCCAAGCTACCTTGTCGTATGCGCAAATCGTGTTTACAGAAGCAGAATTTATAAGAGACCATCCAATGGACTCTTCCGTTGCAGCATTGTCCCAAAAATTCCGAAGGAGAAGGTGATGGGAATTGCTTGCGGTGTTGGTCTGATTCGCGTTGATCTGAGAGTTAGTTGCCATGATCGTGTTGACGGTGAAAAGACTATTCGTCACCGTCAGCCGCGCCGTCCCGCCGGTTACGACCGCACACTGATCCGCGACAGGAAAATAAATGCCGGTGTTCGCGTCACCAATCGCCTGTAACGAACAGCTTGATGCTGAACCAAGTGGAGCAACAAACGCCGCATTTGCAGTCACGTTATTTGTCCCTGTAACGTCCGTTACGACAAAGGCGCCATGGTCATCAAACATTAGCCAATTTTCTACCGCACCAGAAACCTTGATTCGCAGTTCTTGTGAATCACCATCAAGAAAAATAAGGCATGTGTTGCCGCCATTCACGTCATTGAGTAGTATACCTGGCAAAAATCCAGCTTTGACTTCTGCTACTTGCACAGGCGTGATATCGTCACCGGACGACGCATTTCCGAATGTGCCGGTTGACGATGCCGATACAGTCGTAAAGCTACCAGCCGCAGGAGTTGTACCGCCGATGGTTGTTCCGTCAATCGCGCCGCCAGTGATCGCTACGCTATTAGCATTTTGTGTGGAGATGGACCCAAGACCCAGGCTTGTCCTAGCTGTAGCGCCTGATTCCGCCACCCATGTTGAACCATTTCCAACAACGAAATTACCGTCTGTCGTAGCAAGTCCGGCGATGGCAGATAGGTCGGCGTCAAAGGCCTGCACGTTGGTGCCGATTGCTAGACCAAGATTCGTCCGTGCTGCGCTGGCAGTACTCGCCCCGGTCCCGCCGTCTGCAACGGCCAAATCGGTAATACCTGAAATTGACCCACCTGTTATTGTTACGGAATTGCTGTTCTGCGTCGCGATGCTCCCAAGCCCCAGCGATGCCCTCGCCGTCGCCCCGCTCTCCACAACCCACGTCGAGCCGTTTCCAACAATGAAGTTGCTGTCGGTCTTGGCAAGCCCCGAAAAAACCGACAATTGAGATTGCGCATTCTCCAATTCCTTGAACAATCGCCCCGCCAGCGCCGGAGGCAATCCCGTCCCCCGCCCCGTGTACGAGAACAACATCAATTCCGAGGCATTTCCCGCCGTGAACTCGCACTTGCCCGTCTCCCAATCTACTCTAACGGAAGTGGCACCAATCGCGGCCGTGGGACTCGTCACGATCGACATCGCCTGAGAATCCGAATCCCTGACGACAGTCAAGGAACCTGCCTTCGGAACGAAATCGAGAACCAGCGCATATTTCCCCTCGGGATCAGCCGATGCCGGAACGGTCCCCTGTTCATCCACCACCGCAAGCTCGGGCACAAACTCATTCGCGCGCGCCCGCATCTCCGGCCAATCGTTGAACACCGAACCAGCAGAGCCGTCAAACCCCGCCGGAAGTTCCGCCTTTGTGCCTGTCGTCCATGCCCGTGCCATCACCGTCCCCCTTTTATCCTACCGCTTCCCAACCGATCTTCGCCCGCCTCAGCGCCGGGGCCGCAGTCGCCACCGCTCCCGCAGGCACGCTCCACCGCAGCCACACGCCCAGAAGTTCCCCATTTTTCAAACTGCCCCGCGTCAGCAATTCCTCTCCAGCCTCCCGAGGCACTCTCCACGTCAGCCCCGCGGGCGCCTCGAAGTCAGTCCCGCTCCACCCCGAGAACTCCCCGCTCGGCTGCGCGTCGGGATCCTCGAAAGCCATCGTCAACCCGGGCCACGGCGCCAGCACATCCGTCCCCGCGCCCGCCCGCGCCGAAGTTCCGCCCAATGCCCGGCCCGCCGTCGGCACCGTCAGCGCCGTCCCAGACCTCGAGGAGTAGTACGCCAACTCCCGCGCCGATCCATCTGCCGACACAATCAGCACCCACCCCTGCTGCGGCCAACTCGCAAACGTGCCCGGCTGGCCGCCCCCCAGGGTGATCGTGCCCGCGCCGCTCGCCCCCAAGTTCCCCGCGTGCGCCCCATCAGCACCGTCCACCACCGTCGCCCCCTCGATGCCCTCCAGGTATCCCTCCAATTCATAAGCGATCACTCCCAGCACGTTCTCGTTCCGCACCACGATCAGCCGATATTGTTCCAGCCCGGCCGCCGCCTGGGCAGATGTTACTGGGTCCATGCCCACCGAATTCTGGAACACATCGCCCAGCTCGACGGCCATTGAACCCGACAGCGCACTCGCGCTCGTCCGCGTCACGCGCACATAGCGGCCCGGCAAATCCGAGGGGTCCAAGCTCCCGAGAACCAATCCGCTTTCGAGTACTTTGGTCTGCCCGTTCGAAATCGCCACGCCCGCCCCGAAATCACACCCCGGCGCCGCCCACCGAACGGTATCATCATCGACAGCCTCTATGGTTCCCGTGCCCGCGCCGTTCTCCCCTGCGGCAAAATCGAGCTGCAGACCCGGAATTGTCACCGCCACGAACATCGCTAGAAATTCCGCCTCGCTCGAGCTGCGAAACCGCCCGAGGCTTTGCGACGAATCAGCCTGCGCGGCCCCATCGCTCGATGCGCCGCTCAGGTAAATCCGCAGGCCGTCTGCCCTGGTTTTGATGTCGCCCATTATGCTTCACTCACCGTCAAGTCGCCCGCCGCCACCGCCAGCGAAACGAGCGGCACGTCGGGCACCCGCACCACCATGGCGCTCGTCTCCGCCGCCAGCAGTTCCTCGCCCGCCGCGTCGATCGCGTACACCCTGGCGGTCACCACCGTTTCATCCGGCAATCCCGTCAGTCGGAATTCCCAGCCGTCCCGCGACCCATCATCATTCAGGTGCCCCACCGCCTCGAAACCCTCGCCGATGTCCCGCTCCACGCGGTACGCCACTGCGTTCGCAACATCCAACCAGCGCAGAGTCAGCGCCCCGTCGATGCCAGGCGCCGGCGCCGGATGGTCCTCCGTGTCAAACACCGCCACCCGCGTCGGGACCGTCCGCTCCACGATGTCGATGAAATCGGCCGTCTGCGTCCCCAGGAAAATCCCGTCGACGTAAATCCAGTACGTCACCGGGGGAGTGGCATCGCTCTCCCAGAGGACGCGGGTGATGAACCCATTGACCCGCTCTGTCCAGATCCGCGTGATCACTCAGACCACCTCCACGATCAGCTCGGTCCACAGGTGGAAATTCCCCGTCGCCCCCGAAGTTACTGCCGCGACAAGCTCCCGGGCGTGACGGACCTCCCACACAAAAACACTGAATACGATCCCCGTTCCATCCGTAAGGAGGGCGATGGAGGCTTGCAGGTTCGTAAACGCCCGTTTTCCAGTGGTCCGGTTGGCCGCCGTCGTGTACGTCGTCAGGCAGCGGTACACTCCCGCCGCCGGCTTCCGCCCAATCTGGCGGTAGTCGTGCCCATCCGAGCCGGGGCGAGAGAGCACCTCCGGGCGCATTCCCGCCTCGATGACGGGAACCTCCCAGTTGCCGATCGCGAAGCTGATTGACCCGATGCCGCCTGCCATTTCACCCTGCCTCGTTCTCAAATCCTTTTCGAGAGGTCATCCACATGAAACACGTAGCCGGGCTTTTCATCACACTGGCCTGTTTCGCCTCTGTCGCCGCTGTTTACTGCATTTTTGCTGGCGATACGGCTGCCGCCTCTTCTTGTGCCACTGGCGCTTTTCGGTTCTTCCTCCTTGGCCTCATCTGCCATGGAATTGACGAAATACAATCCTTCATCAGTTGCTCATGTGCCGATTCACCCCAATCGTCGCCCCGCTCTTCGAGTTCATCTCGCGAATGGAAACTAACACCTCCTCATTGATCGACACCAACCTCTCCATCAATTCTTCCACCCGGACTCCTGCCTGGGTTTCTCCCGCGTCTGTAATGTGAGAGCGGAAATTCCTTCCCGGCTCAAGTCCGGCGGCTTTCACAATTCCGACGTTTTCTCTTATGCCTTCCAATCTGGAAGACCCGGAACGAAGTCCAAATACAGACGCCGCTGTTTCGGGATCGAAACCCATACCAGTGGCCCGGTTGAAAGCAAAGCGCCTTGGTGCGACATTCAGAAAATTCAACTTTCCGGGACGCTCTAACAAGGTGTTGTATTCACCCTGAAACAATTGTCTTCGTAAGTCGAAATTTTCTCGTTCAGATCTGATTTTGTCACGCGCCACTGCGCCACTGGCAATCGAAGCAGCGCGTCGACCGCGGGCCGTCATCATTCCTTCTTCAAGACGTTGCGCAAAAATATCCTCTCCCTCCACACCAGCAAAAAACTCCTCACCTGTCGCCAGAGGCCGCTCCCCTAGAAATGCACCCACTACCGGCCGACGGCGAGCAGGGATACCGCGCAAGTCACCACCAAAAAGCGCCGCCTTCCGTTGTTCTGGCGTCAAGCGCCGGAATGCTTCTTCAGCGTTTGCTGGCGGCTTCACAGTCCAAACACGATTGCGAGCTGTCGCCTCCGCATCGACCTCCCCTTCCTCCACATCAGCACCAATCGCTTCGATCACACCGCGCAATGCTCTTGTTCCCTGTTCACTACGCTGCGCAGCCGCGCCCAATCCCACAATCTCCGCACCAGAAAACACCCCCAACTCCTTCATCTGCTTCGCCTGAGTCATGAACTCGCCAATGTTGATTCCCATGCTGCGAAGCTGAAGTGCCGCATCACTCAGATCGGCCGTGTTTAGTCCCCCGAATATCTCGCTCAACTGCACCATCTGCACGACAAATTCATCCGCGTCCGGAACAATCGCCTTCGCATTGGCCGCGCGCTCGGTAAACTGAAGCACCTGTTCATTCGCCAAGTTCGGCTTCGCACCACGCGCCGCAAGCGCGATATCCAGCCGTTCTTGGCGTGTCGCCAATGGCGTTTCGAGAGCCTCCAACTGTCGCATCAATGCCGAGCCCATCGCAGGCCCGCCAAATTCCAGCCGCATCGAATCCTGAATTCGCTTGCTCGAACGTTCCGCATTCTCAGTTGCCAGTTTCATCTGGCGATCCATCTCCTGGCGAAACACACTCGCCAGTGCACCAACCGAAAGAAGACTGGCGCCAATGCTCAAGACTTTAGCATTCAGCGCCCCCACCACCTTCTCCGCTCCGCTCAACTCCCCCCTCATCTTCCGCCCGGAACTCTCCCCCCGATCCCCCGCCCGTTGCGCGCTCTTCCCCAACTCCTCATACTTGTTGATCACAGACACAAGACCGGCCACCGCCTTCGCGGCATCCGCGGAAAGCACAAACTGCACATCAGTCTTTGCACCGCCTCGGCTCATTCAACCCTGCTCCACACCGCGAATTCGGCCAGCGTCGGCCAGTATCCCGTCCCAGTTCTCTCCATCATTCGGAGCCACCATCGCTCCTCTTTTTTTTTACATGCTCCAGCGCACCAGGCTCGTCAACAATTGCCCCCAGCGCCTCGCGCATCCGGTCATCGCGCACCAGACCCAGCAGGTTCGCTTCCGCAATCTCCACGCGATAGTTGATTCCCAACGCCCCAACGATCATCTCAAAGGATTCCACCCAACTGATCGCCGCATCAGGATAGGCAACCTCACCATCTCCCTTCACATTCAGATACAGGAATTCGAAAAGCCGCTCCCCCACCGCAGAGAAATCCGCGAATTCCTTCAACACCTCGCCTTCAAGCACACCATCCCTCAACCGCAGCGTCATGGGCAATGCTGTTCCTGCAGGAAACTTCCGCGCCATTGGAATCAACCATTTCCGCTCGTCACCCATCCGCACCAAATGCCCATCAATCATTCGCCTGCGCTTCAACTCCTCCGGTGTCGTCTCCCCCCATTCCGACATCCAGCACTTCACGGTAGGAGCCGGATTCTCAATGCGCTCCTCCCACTGCAAATACGCCAGCGGAACATCCTGCAGCTTCACCGGCCCCCTGCCGTCCTCTGCCAGGAGCAACCCGCGAACGGTTCCCTCCCCGCCCCCAACTCTCTCCGCCGGCAATTCCACAGACACGCTGGTTGGCGCCTCCAGCACGCGCGAAAGCCCCGCCGATTTCACTATCTCGGCAGGGCCGCCCGCGTCCTCCACAAAGTAAACGATCATCGTTTCCCTTTCACCTCATTCGGCACTTGCTCACGCGATTGCTTGGTCCGCCGTGTACGTCACGATTCCCGTCGCTCCGTCCTTCCGCGTGTCGATTCTCAGCCCCTTCGTTGCCGCGTAGTTCCACGAAACGTCCGTGTCATTCACCACGCCGCCCGCGACGCCGAACGCGATATGCGCCAGTTCCACATCTGCTTCCGGCCCGCCACCCGTTGCAATTGAGCGCAGGAACATCGTCGCATCCGTCAGCACCGCCGGCGCATCGTAGGCATCATCTGCATGCTCGATGTCCACCGTCGGCGCCTCCTGCTGCACCGACGCGAACTGCACGAAGGGCTTGCCGTTGTCAGTATCCTGAAAGAATTGGAAGCCCAGATTGAGCCGCCACGTCTTCACGCTGCTCAAGAGCGTGCTGTTGATGTTGACGCCGCCAAGCGTGAATGCCTGCCCCCACGGCGTGGTAATCGCCGGCAGCGCACCCGTCGCCTTATCTACCGGATCCGTAAATCCGTCACTGGAAATCGGAATCACCTGCACTGTCGCCTGGCTCAATCTGCCGTCGTCGGCCGGAATCGCCGTGATTGCAATAATCCCGGCTGTCACCGTCCGCAGCAAATGCGTGGTGCCCGACGCCCTCGCCACTGGCCCCTGATCGGCGCTGATCAGAATCACCCCGCCAGAGATCGTCGAGATGTCCTTCGCCAGCAGCGTCACCGCGCCGATGATGCCGGGAATGTCGTGCGTCACGAACTCAAAACCGCGCACCTTGCGCAGCGTGGCCGCCACGGTCGGATACGGCCCGCCGTCCGTCACCGGAATCTCCACCTCGCCGTTTGGCGTCGCCCGCTGGCTTGCCGTGCCGGCCAGCACCGTCGTGCCGATCTTCACGGCATGCAGCGTGTACCTCTTTGCGCCCATTTCTCCGTCCCTCCTTTAGGTCGTCCTGAACCGTTTCTTCTTCGCCAGCTCGCCGCTCGACTCCAGATGCCTCGCAGCGGTCTCCCTCACGATCTCGCCCAACTCCTCGGCTTCTTCCTTCCTCAGCGTTGTCAACTCCTCCGGGATGTTCGGCAGCTTCGGATTCTTCTTCACCATCTTCGCGTACCACGGCACGCGCATCGTCGCATGAACCCGATCGCTGATCGTTCTGACCGTCGCGCCGCTGATTGCATCACGCTTCAAGTCCCCCATCCACACCAGCGCCGGCGGCCCGCCCCTCCGCCGCTTGCGCTTCTGGTACGCGGCCGAACGAGACTTGAAGTTGTACCGCCGCGCCGCCCCCAGAACAAAATGCCGCGGCAACATCTGCCGGTGCCAGGTCTTCGCCGCTTCCCGCAGGCCGATCTTCGTCGAGGCGTTCTGGAATGACTTCAGGAACTCATTCCAGTCCGGTCCATTTCCCTCTGTCTGGATCTTCACCGCCACGTCACGCCTCCAGTCCCCAGTTCACCAGGAAGCCCGCCACCACGAAATCCACGCCGCGCCCGCTCTCACTCACCTCGAAAATACCGTTCGAGTATGCCCGAATCCACGCGAACCCCTGCCGCTCGGCAATCTCCGTCATCTCGTCGAGAATCGCTCCCGTCTTGCTCTTCACATTTCGCAGCCCCGTCCGCTTCTGCGCCCCCGTCAACTTCTCCCACCGATCCGGAAGATCCTCCTCGAATACCACCATCAGCCGGCCATTCGGCACGAATGGAAACGGACTTCCACTGCGAACGACATCGAGCGAATCCGCACTCGGCGTCGTAACAATCGCCAAAGGCCGTGCCGATGTCGCATCATCAATTTCTTCCCAAACCCTCAGTAATGCGGCCGTTTGCTGATCCTCCTCCGGATCAAGAGGATCGATCCCCACCCACAACCGGAACGTCGCGCTCTTCGCCACGAGCGCGCGCATCTGATCCAGTGCAGTAACCCATGCAACGCTCACCGCTTCCAGCCTCCCGCCCGGCCGCGCTCTTCAGCCGCATACAACACTGCTTCCACATGTAGCGTCCCCTCATTCTCCCCCGCCGTGCCCGTCACGATGAATTCCGCAGTGCTTCCGCGAAACGGCAGAACGATCGTGTCCTTGCCAGGCTCAACCGCTCGCGTCTTGATCAGCACAACCGCCTTCGCGATGATTGCCCGCCCATCGATCGTCCCCTCATACACGCGCGAATCAATCTTCGGCACAGCCTTGATCGTCGTTCCGGGCGAAGCCCCACCGGCGCGATACTCGACATCCAAAGCGAGTGGACCCGCCAGGATCGCCGTCACCAGCGATCCATCGACCCCAAATATCTCCGCGCGCGTCGGGCTCATCCCCCCCTCCCGATTGCGAGCAAGCCTTCCCTCAAATCGTCATTCTTCGTCATCAGGCGGAAGCCCAGGTTGGAAATCGCGAACAATCCAGATTCATTCAGCAGGTCCGATAAATACGCCATGTCCGCCCAGTCCTCGATCTCGAACAGCAGAACATCCGTCATCAAATACCCCACATCAATAGCACGATCGGCAATCTGATAGGAAGCCAAGCCGGCAAACCTCGTCCGTGCTCCATGAAGGCGCAGTGGGCACGGCGTCAGCAGTTCCTTATACTGCTTCGTGCGCCGGGCGATCCGCTCGCATTCCTGGGCTTTCATCGATCATCCTCCACCAACAAGCGTCTTGATCAGATAGCCGCCAAGTCCGCCGGCCGTTCCTGCAGAACCGGCAATCACCACCATGATCTTCACGAGCGCCTTGTTCAGGGCCTCCATCTTGTCGGAGATCGTGACATTCATTTCTTCCATCTGTTCGCGAAGAAGATGGACTTCTTTCAGGGATTCATGCCTCATCTTTTCCAGTACCCCCGGCTGTCCGTTTCCATCCAGACGCTTGCAAAGTCGATCCAACCTTCCGTTGAGTTGTTCGAACAAGGATTCCAATTTGATCAGACGCTCCCGCTCCGAAAGCGGGAAAGGTGTCTCGTTGACCGACATCAATCAATCTCCTCATGTCGTTACGGCACCGGCGACCCGGCCCTCTGTCCCGCCTCGAACATCATCTGCATCATCCGCACCTGCTGGCTCGAATTCTCCTCCGTCTGCCGCTCGATCCAGTATCGCTTCATCGTGCCGGTGCTTCCTTGATCCTGAACCTCCACAATGAAGCCATCCTTCCGATCCAGCAGCGGTGCCCCCGTCGTCTTCACGACGACGCCATCAGGCAAATATACCTCGAACGTCGAGCACCCGATGCCGCTACCCATCAGCACCGCTGCCAGGACCGAAAGAATTCTCTTCACGGCTCTTCCCTCACTACAAACTCCAGCACATACCTCTCGCCAGAATAGAAAACGCGGCCTTCCACGCCACCCTCCGGCAACCCGCCAGCCTGCTTGCGCAACACCTCTTCCGTCCACGCAGCATCGGCGGAAACATGCCAGACACCGTCAGCCGTCAGCGGAGGAACCACATTCAGCCGCGGACCAGTCGCGCAGCCCGTCATCAGCACCGCGGCAAGAACCAATGCCACCAGTATGGCCGCCAGCAGAAGCATTGCACGCAGGCGTTCCATTTCAATCATCCTGGACATCATTTCGACCTCCTTGTCGCCTGTTGAAAAGCCCGGCCCGCTTCTCTGGGCCGGGCTCCCCCATCAATGATGCGATCACTCGACAACTAGGATTATGCGATCTCGCTGTCCACGAGGATCCACGCGGCGCCGGTGTTAATGAACAGCGCCGTGTCTTTGTCCGCATCGATCGTCGCATGCGTTGCACTGCCCGCGATCGTTTCCGAACCGGCCGGATCGATCGTCACAGCAGCTGCATCCGCCGTGGTTTTCCGCACGCGCAGCAATGCACCGACAGGCACATCAAGCACAGTCGGAAGATTCAGCGTGGCCGCCGCGGTATTCGGCGCCAGCACCAGGAGCAGCCCGCCGCTCGAGAAGTCGTACAAGCTCAGAGTAGTCGCACCGGTCGCCGCAATCGTCAGAACGCGATTACCCTCGCCCGTGAACTTATCCAAGCGAACCTTGCAGGTCGTTGCCGCGGAGGCCTTGGCAACCTCGGCATGCCCGATGTAGATCAGGCCGCTCGCGACGGTCTTGTCCACACGCGCATTGACGGGATCCCAATAAACCTTCTGGCCGGCCTTGATCGCCTCGGTTGTTTCGTGCGCCTTCGCCGTCAAGACGTGAACGCCGGTCACATCGATCTCACCAACCCCTCCGTCCACCGTGTCCACCGTCAACACGCCGGCACGCTCAAGGGTTGCCTGGATCGACCCGCTCAACTTCGTGGATCCGCCGGAACCAGTTCCATTCGTCCAGGGGATGACATTTCCCCACTTCAGCCTCGATGTTGCCATGATCCTGTCCTTTCATTTTTTACTGCGAGTCAAAAGGTGAAGGGGCGGATTTCTCCACCCCCCGATTCATTATTCACCCGGTCCCGTGTATGCGTTCTTCGCCAGGCCACGATAATCGATCGGCGCAGCCGCGACATCGAGCCGGACCTTCATTCGAAGACCGTCGATCTCGAAGCCCTCCTGCTCCTCGAAGAACGGAGCATCCACGCCGTCCAGGAACGCCACTTCGATCGTGTCGATCTGGCTGGTGTCGGCAGCAACCGCCCATTCATACTGCCATGCGCTGGTGCCCTGCTCCAGTTCCGCGTCACTTACAACCTGGAGCTTATTGAAGAACGGGTTGATCACATTGGCATTCGTCTTCGCCGGATCGCCCGCCGAGCCGATCACCTGCTCGGCAGTCGTTGCCATCGTCGGCGTCGTGATCAGATAGCGAGGCGTGATGTTGAGCATCACCTTCTCGCCATCATCGTTCGCCGGCTGCATGCCCGCCTGCTTCTGCATCAGGGCGCGCAGTTCGGAGATGGTAGCCACGGTGATGTCGCCGGCCGTCCCAAGATTCGCGTGCGTCGAGTGAAACAGCGCCACGGTATCCGACAAGTCCGGATTGGCCTTCAAGATGCGGTACACCAGCCGGTTCGGAAGCCGGCGGGCAGCCGCACCCATCATGCGCGGAATGCGCGTCAGGCCGTCCAGATCATCGTTGCGGATCGTCTGGCGAGTGACCGAGAGAATCCGGCCGAAGGTGATGAGGCGGTATTTCTCCTCTTCATCGCTCAGCTTGCCTTCCGTGAATTCGCCATTCTCGCTCACCTGCAGGAGATCGGGCGATTCCGAAAGGCGGATGACGTGGCGATCTTTGAAGTCGCCAATGGACACCTTGCGCGTCCAGACCTGGTAGGTCGTCGGCGCTTCCTCGTACCCCGTCTGCAGGGCTTTGTTCTGCACATCGGCCAGCAGCAGGGGCAGATCGCTCGTCGTGTGGCTGAACGCCGCATCGGCGCGTGTCAGGAGCTGACGCCCGGCGAAGCGAAGGCGAGGACGATTCGCGCGACTCAACGCCGTCTCGATCATCTCCTCCATGTCGGCTCCGCGGTGGTAATTGCCCGCGACTTCCAGGCTCTCGCGAACGAAATCGCGAAGCGTGTAGCCACGATACTTCATCCATTCCGGCGAGGGGTCCTTGACCGCGATGCCACCACGGATCAGGATCGCATCGACCGCGCCCTTGCGGAACGTGTCGCGCTGGTCCCGCGTCACCTGCACGCGCTGCCCCAGAGGCTGCGTGGCAGAAGCCGCCTGCGCCACGTCCTTTGCCCGCTGGATCGTCCAGACCTCGGACACCGCGCGCTCTTGGATTTCCGAGCCACAAGCCGCCAGCGCCAAGCGCACGCCCTCAATGCGAGTGCGCTCGCGCAACGCCGCAGCCTCACGCTCCGCTTCGACATCGACCACATTCGCTGCCTTGCGCTTCTTCGGGGTGCGCCGAGACTTCTTCTTGGACTTCTCGTCCTCGTCTTCGTCCTCATCGTCCATCATGTCCTCGGCGCGTTCGTCCTTGTCTTCGTCCTCGTCGTCATCGTTGGCGCGTTTGCCGGCGCCATTCAGCGCCTTCAGCACCTCGCCGGTTTCGATCACCGTCACGGACTGGCCGCCACGCCGCAGCGCATCGATCTCACTCCACGACAGCTCACATTCTGTTCCGTCTGATTTCCGCACCTTCACCTTCATCTTTTCCGTCCCTCCTTTGTGGGCGCTCCGTCCCTTCTCGACAAACAAAGTATTCAACACGGCCAGTTTCCCGCGGTCGTCCAGTTCCGGCGACCCGAGCACCTGCCCCTTTGTACGAAATCCGCTGCGCGGATCTGCGGGCACCGCCACCAATGATACTTCTAGCGGTTCCCAATCGACGGCAACCAGCGCGGGACCGTCAAACAGACGGCCATCGACCTCCGCACTCTCGCCCTCGCCAATGCGCTGATATTTGTGCACCTGGTATCCGACACTTGCCTTCCTCAGATGCCCGCCATCCACCAGCTCAAAAGCATTCTTTGCCCGATCCGTCTCCGCAAAATGCGGGACGCCGAGCAGCTCGTCATCATTTACATTCAGCCCATCGACATGCCCAAGCGTGTCGGCCACAGTCATCCGGCTGTGCGAATCCTGGAACGGCAGGTAATCCTCCGCCGGCATTCGTGCTCCCGTCATCAAGAGCACTTCGGGCATTTCGCTCCATGTCTCCCAGTCCCAGATCCGCACCGGCGCTTCCGTCGCGATCACCATCTCCAAGTCGCGATGATCACCCCCTCCCGGCTCCCGACTGGCCCCAACGCGAACGCGAAGCTTCCCCGTCGATCGCATGCGCGAGTCGCTGCCGCGGCGCGCAAGTTCTCGGCGTGCTTCTGCGTCCCCAGATTCCGCCAATTGAACCAGCCGCTTCAGGTCGAGATCGCCGTAGTTCACGCGCCACCCCCGTTTACGGCCGCGATTCCTGCCGCGATCTCATCACCCGTGGCCGGCAATTTCGCGGGTTCCCACGCAATTCCCGGAGTCTGCAAATTGAATTCTTCATCAAGCTCGCGCTGCCGCAGGATTGCTTTTCGCTGCTCGCGCGGATCCTTCCCTCTGGATGCCACCATCTGATCCCACGTCATTTCACCAGTCCGGAGAGCCATTTCCAAAGCCTGCCGATCTTTCACAGGATCGATCAGCGGACGCGCCGGCATCTGCCATTCCAAGCCCGCCAAGATACTTTCCGCCGTCCGGTTCTTCAGCTTCACCTCGCCAATCATGACCGCCCACTCCAACCAGTCCTCCACAATCGGCCGGCAAAGCATGTCGATCATGTCGTCCTGCACCTCTTCATAGGTGGGGACGCTCATGTTTTCCGACATCTTCGCGCTCGAATAGTTGACCTTCGAGAAGTCCCCCGTCACGACATGCGGCGGGATTCCCATGTTCACCGCCCAATCGTGATAGAAGGAAAGCAAGAGCGCCTGAAACTCAGGCGACGGAGTATTGGATGTCAGAAGCGACACCTCGCCATTGTATTCGATCGCCTGTCCCGGCTCCATCTTATGCTCGAAAACAGTCTGCCCTGTCTCGCTATCGAGCGTCTCCACCTGCACCTGTCCGTCATCAGCGGAAACATCAAAGGCGCCACCAGGTGAATCCATCGCGGGCTTGAAGTGCATTCCAGCATAGCTCTCCATGCGCTTGCGCGTCAGCTCCGCAGTCTTCGCATCCGTCGCATCGAACAGCGAAAGCGCCCCCGCCGCGAAGTCCGGAGCACCACGCCACTGCAAGGGCCGCTCGATGTCGTAATAGTGATAAACCCTGTCGGCCGGGATCTCCTCCCAGTCGCTCTCCAGCCACGGAAGCCCTGGGTCCCCCTTGGAAATCAGGTAGCCGATCGGCTCGCCGATTGCATTGTACCGAATACCCCCGACAATCTGCTCGCCCGGCCCCACGCTCGCCCGCGTGTCCGCCACCCGCGCGAGTTGCTCCGGCTCGATCATCTGCAACCGAAAACGTCCATCCACGATCGAGCGAACCAGCAAGCCGCCGCCGGCCGTCATCTTGTCCAGCCCGGCAACCTGAACGACTTTCCGCCACGACAAACCGCGCTGGCCCTTCACGCCGATCGCGCGCGCCGTCCGGCGCCATGCCGCATCAATGTCGTCATCTTCAAACTGAGGCCACGGCCCCAGCCTGCCGACAACCATGTGAATCAGGAACTTCGCCGCCCGCTTGGCCTGCGGATTGTTCCGGAACAAGTACCGCCCGATGGCCTGCAGGCGCGCTTCATCCGCCAGAAGAAGGACTTCCCCGCTTCGCCGAAGCCCGGCAAGATTATGGAGTTTCGCCGTCAGCCGCCCGGGCTTCGCAACATCATAACCGGCGCGCCCCATGAGCGCCCGCCCGGCCGCCTTCAACCGTCCCCATAAAGAGAAAGAGCGGGTGGACGCGCCGCCAGGCGTCCCACCCGCTCTCCTCTGCCGCTTGGGGTTTCCGGGCCCTCCCAAATTACAATCCGTCCCTGATTCCCGGTCCCCGGTCCGGTCCTCGCGCCTACATTAACTTCATCCGAACTTGCCACACCCTCCCCGACTGGGCGATCTTCCTCAGCTTGATCAGCGATTCCACCTGGTCCTTCAGGCTCGCCGTCTCAACCGACGCGCCATTCGCAGACTGCTTCTCGATCAGCGCCTCCCCGCTCGTGATCGATTGCTCAATCTGCTCGACCAATGGGTCCGCCATTTTCCAAACCCCCAGAAGATTGACAGGCGGCCCGCTACTATCCCGGGGAGGAAAGGCCAAGAGCCTGAAGGGGGCCGCCCGTCGCGTCAAGTCAGAGCCAGTTGGGTGGTGGCTGTCAAGTATCTGGGGCTGTCGGATGCTTGGAATCCAAGCACAACTTTTTCTACCCCTGGCGCCTGCACTTTTTCTCCACCAAAAGTTACCCACAAAGGGGGAGAAAAAGTGCAAACCGCCCACGGCTCCACTATTCCGAGGGCGGAAAGAGCCTCTTTCCGAGCCCGAAATATCCGATGGGGAAAAAGAAAACCGCCCCAGAGAGGGGCGTCCGCGACGTGACGGGCGACAAACCGGGTGCCGATTTTGCCGGTTCTGCCGAATCTATTTTCTATCCTACGCGGGAGAAAAACGGGACAGATAGAAAAACAAACCCTATAGAGGGAAAACAAACTCGGCAAACTCGGCAAACTCGGCAAACTCGGCAGGAGGAATGTCCAGACTGGATCCCCACCAGTCCTCATTCCGGAGTTGCTCGCTTGGAGTAGTCCCTCACATCAAATTCTTTCAAGCACGCCTTGCATTTCCGCCGCTCCTGCCTAAATCCCCTCTGGAGTCGCGAATACCGCAAGACCGACCGCACGCTCCCGCAATGGGGGCATTTCTGATAGACCTTCCCCACAACCGGCACCGGCGTCGAGGGCTTGATCGCCGCCGGCGGATCGCCTTCAGGCATTCGCTCCTCCACAATCGGCTCCCGCCACTGAATCTCAACCCCTCGCTTGCCGCGACGCCTGGTCATCATCGTCACTCCTTTTCGGTGTCTTCTTCGATTCGGATTGGATATCCCGACAGCATCCCTTTTTTCTTCAGGTCCCTTCCAACGCGCCGCAAATGATTCCCCAGCTTGATCAATTCATCGCCCAAGTCGGACATGGATTCATCGGCGCTGGAACCAGACCCAATAATGATATCATCTTCAAAATGATAGGTTGCAGTAAAATCTTCCCCAAACTGGAAGCCAGGACCGTACAAGATTATCTCATGCGGATGACGCCACTCCACAAGACTACGCTCATGCATGAGTTTTTCCAGATCATCAATGCATACCTCTCCGGTCTCTTTTCTCCTGACAATCTCAGCCCGCCTTTTCTCATTGTGATTTGAAATCAGGAGGTTCAGAATTTTGCGAGTCATACTGTATCTGAGAGCGGCATCGAAGGAATCCATCCATAGAGCTTGATCAGAACGCACATTGGAGAATGGGCTGGTCAACCTAATCCTGCTTCCTATGTTTCTCGTATTTTCGATAAACCCCTCGAAGGTCAGCAGTGACACCACTTCCCATTCAGAAACATGGTTTTTCTTGAACTTGTTCCAAGTCCACAAATAAGGAGACTGGCGAGGAGATTCCCCCACCAACCCGGAAAGAAAAACTTTCATGTCCCATTCATGATGACATTCCTGATCCAAAGCCCAACAGCGAACAGAAAAACAAAATGACTTCGGGTCAAGCATCGAACAACCGGAAAAATCCAAACGACTCACATGGTTGAACCACTGCACTGGATTCACTTGATCTTCCATCTTCTCTCACCTCACACCTTGATTCGCCCCAACGTCCTCACCCCCCGCCTCGCCCGCACGGGCCCCTGAACCAGCCCGGCAGACACTCCCACCCCCAACGCGATGATCAGCGCATCCCACCAGTGATTCTCCCCCTCGTATCCATCACGCGGTTGCCAGTACACCTGCTCCTGTCCATTCCGCTGCCGCACCCGCTGGCGCTCCTCGGAAACAATTCCCCGCTGGAAGCGCAGATCCTCCGCCGCCTCCGATGCAAACACCACCGCGTTCGGATCGCCCGGCGAACGGGCAAACCAGCCCGCGAACAAATCCTTCAATGCCACCGTCCCCAATCTCAGTAATTCCACCCGATGATCACTCTGTGAAGTTTTCGACCACGCCACCAGGCCGCCGCCTCCGATCACCCGCTCGCCCTTTGTCGGCAGCACCTTCCGCCCCGCCTTCCGCTGCAAAGCCCACTTCCGTGCGTAGGCATACACGCGATCGCGATGCAGGCCGGACCCGGAATCAAATCCCACCCGCAAGAGAGGCAACTCACGCCCCTCGGGCAAAGTCAGTCCCGTCGTCACCAGCGCGTCGAGCGCACCATGCATCCCTTCGAAGTCGCCCTGCAGGAATCCCCAATCGCTCACCGCTACTCGAGGGCCGTGGCGATTGACACCCAACTTGATCCAGAATACTCCATCATCCTGCACATCACACCCCAGCAGGGCTGCTTCCGTCCCCGTCGGCACCGTCCCTCGCGCTAGCCCCGGGTTGCACCGATCGACCACCGCCCTTTCCGCCATGACCATCTTCCGCGGCTGGTACGGCAGCGCCAAAAAATGATTGCGAAAGATCATCATCGGCTCCTCGTGCCGGCGCTCCTCCGCGGCCTTCGCCTTCAGAAACTCCGCCGCGATCTCCCGCATCGTCACATCCGGCGATGCGAACGCATTGAGATGGAAGCCCCAGAACTCACGGATCTCCGGCGCCCGCGCCTTCCAATCACCTCCCCTGTTCATCTCCATCCGCACCCGGTCATCATCCACCTCGTGCCCGCACGCGGGACATTGCCACCAGACGCGCACGCGGCCCTCTTTCACTGCTTCAGCGTGCGCCTCCAGCGCCATCTTCACACCATCAACAACCGGCCGCTCTCCCCAATGCAGATCCCCCAGTGCCCACTCCTTCCGCGCGCCGCATCCCAAACACGGGACCTCCCACTCGCACCGGTTGCTCGATTTAAATTCCCGCCATAGCGGCCCGTCGAACGTGGTTGGCGTCCCAGATCCAACCTCCCGCCGCGTATGCCGGAACGTCCTCTGGCGCGCGCGGGCCTGATCCTGGGGGCTGCCCTCCTTCTGCGTCTTCGATGGGAACTTGTCCTCCTCCTCGAACACGATCAGTTCGCAGTCGCGTTGCGAGAGATCCTGCTCGCTCTTCGCCAGCGCCAGATATGTCGATGAATTCCGCCACCTGATTTTCGAGAACGTCAGCGCGACATCAGGTTGGCCAGCAAGCTCCTTGCGCCACCGCGGGCTTCGCAAGATCGCCCGCCCCAGTTTGTCCTCCTTGTAATCCTTCAGCGCCTTCTCGCCCGGGAACACGATCAACGAATTCGTTGGCCGCGAGCACACATGCGATTGTAGCATCATCAGCACTACCGTCGTTTTCCCCACCTGTGAGACCCACACCAGCCTGATTTTCCGGACCTCCGGCCGCGAGAACACCTCGAGCGGCAATCGCTGATAGGGCCGATCGTCCGTCCGGAAGCCCCACGCTCTCACCCCGGAGGGCACCACCCCGTGCGCCTCGGCAAACATTCGCGCGTCGAGCGGCATCGGCTTCTTCCACTCGCCGAATTCCGCAACCTGGGCAACCTGAGCGACGGTCACTTGGCGTACTCCATCGGCAGCTTCTCCGCAAACGACTGGAACTCCTCGCACATCTGGCGAACCTGCGCCCCGTACTTCTCGCGATCGGCCGGCTCCATCCCCGCCTCGAACGCCTCCAGCCGGTTCAGAATGAATTGGCGCATTTCCCGCCAGGCATGCTCAACACTTGCCCGCTCGAAAAGCTCTTCGCGCATCCTTCGGACTTTCAGCTCGCGCTCATCAGCCAGGGCCTTCTGCTTCCGCGCCTCGTCAATTTCTCGCAGCATCCGGGCGCGCACAACCTGAGCGCCGAGGTCATCTCCCACCGCGCCGGCCTCGGCCGCCACAGCGTAGGGCGTCCGCCGCGCCCGCTTCGTCGCCACATGCTCCCGGTGCACGGCCAACGCTTCACGCGCCTTCTCGATGTCGTACCCGTTCGCTCCCTTCCGGATGTCACCGCGGGCAGTTAGCATTTTTGTGGTGGAGAGGCTGATGCCCAGCGCGGACGACAGTGCGTCGAGAGAGGAACACCAGCGGGCACTTCCTGCGAGCAGCGGCCGATTCATAAACGATCCCTTACACCGAGCGTTTTCCCGCGATCACCCCGCC